TTATATTTTACAATTCCTATGCCTAAGTTTTGTGAACAATTAGATTTTCCAAATGTAAATCAACCTTTGTTTGACCAACCAACATTTCCTAATTCAATGAGAAGTCATTATGATTTTATAGGTTTCTGGAAAGATGTTCTCAATACATTGAATGTCGAATACGATGTAGTCTGGTCACATCTACCTGAACAAACAGTTAATGTTGTAAACAATCTACAGAATTTATACTCTAGTGATATACCTGTTATTGGGTACTCACATTGGATAGAGAACAAAGAAAACAACCCAAACAATAAACATACATTCTATCATTACAATGTTGCAGGTATGTTGACTATGGATAAATGTGGATTCAATACTAAAACACAGGTAGAAGAACTCTTGTCTGAACTAGAAGAACATTACAGTGAAAAGACAATCGAAAAACTAGAAGACATAATGACACCTGTGTATCTTGGTTTTGAAGACGATAAGATAATTGATAAACCTGTACAGCAAGTTGAGAAGAGAATTGTATTCAATCATAGAACTCATGCTTACAGAGGTTATGATAAGTTTCTACAAATTATAAAAAGACTTAGAAACAAAAGACAAGATTTCAAAGTATGGTTTACAATGGCAGACCAGACAACAAAGTTATCAAAACATTTTGATGATACATCATTCTTTGAATTGGGCGGCGAACCAAGTAGAGAAGACTACTTACATAAACTTAGAACCTGTGTTGCAGGTTATCATGGAGGTAATCGTTGGGCAATGTCATCGCAAGATGGTTTGGGTCAAGGTGTAGTTTATGTTTACGATGTGGGTAATGAAACAAAAGAAATCTTTGGCAAACTAGAAACAGGTTTCAGAGATATCGATACTGCTGTAGAACACTTCGATAGACTATTAGATGATAATCAGTATAGACTAGAACAGTCACAGGTTGCACTAGAACATTGCCGTCAAGTTCATAGTTGGCGTAATAGGGTTAGTGGATTTGAAAAACTAATACAAGACGCCTTAGATTCTAACAGTCAATTGATGAGTCATACAGATGCTAGAGATAAGATAGAAGAGTTTATTAAAGAGAAAAAGAAAGTATCAATCAGAGAGATTAGAGATTACATGGGTTGGGGTAAATCAATTACATTCAGAAAGTATAGAAATTATATTAAGAGTTTGCCTGATTTTCATGTACTACATCACGGCAGGGAGGAATATTATGTATTTAAAGAATTGCATCGGTAATATGATGGTCGTGTCAGGTGGTTTCGACCCCTTACACTCAGGTCATATTGCATACTTAAAGTCTGCTAAAGAACAAGGTAATCAACTTGTAGTATTACTCAATAGTGATAATTGGTTGGCGAAAAAGAAAGGTAGACACTTCATGTCATTTGAAGAACGAAAGTGTATCTTATCTCATTTAGAAATTGTAGATGATGTAATAGAGTTTGATGATTCAGACGGAACTGCTTGTGATGGTTTAGAGATAGTAAAGAGAAACAATCCTGATGCAAATGTAATCTTCTGTAATGGTGGTGATAGAACTATAGAAAATATACCTGAGATGTCAGTCAGAGATATAGAGTTTAGATTTGGTGTAGGTGGTGATGATAAAAAGAATTCATCATCATGGATTCTTAAAGACTTTCAATATAGAAAAGAAGAGAGATGCTGGGGAGAGTTCTATGATTTATTTCAAGACCCAAATGTAAAGGTAAAGGAACTCATAGTTGCACCTGGTCAAGGTATGAGTTATCAGAAACATAAACATAGAGGTGAAGTTTGGGTTGTATCAAAAGGTAAATGTGATATTAATTATTCTGATACATCGCCTGAACCTGTATTGACTCATACATTAGAGAAGTATGAATCATGGACAGTTCATAGAGGTTCATGGCATCAAATTACAAACCCATACGATGAAGAATGTAGAATTGTAGAGATACAATACGGAGAAGTTTTATCAGAAGACGATATTGAGAGGTTAAGATATTATGAGCCTGTTTAAGAATACATACATAGTTGTAGAAAATCCATATGATGAGACAGCAGGGATTCAGTTAGTTGACACTGAATGGAAAGGTTTAGTATATCAATATGGTGATGTTCAGTTAGTAGATGGTAAACCTGAACTAAACTTTAAAAGAACCATAAGAAAATTACCAGAAGGCGTAGAACCTTCTGAGGGAGCGATTGAAGAATTACTAAATAATACCGAACTCAATAATCTAATGGGTGATATTCTTGTAGAGTTAATACAAGAGCAAGTCAACAAGGAAAAAGAAAATGAACAAAGAGATTCTAAAAGAACAAATCAAAAGACATGAAGGTGAAGTCCTAGAAATTTATAAGGACTCATTAGGTTATCTAACTTTTGGTGTAGGGCATCTAGTCAGAGAAGATGACGCCGAATTCGGAGAACCAGAAGGCACACCTGTATCGCAAGAAAGAGTAGACACAGTTTATGATGTAGACTTTGACAAACATGTAGACGAAACATTACATGTATGCGAACAACATGATATTGATTTTGATAATTTACCTGAGGACATTCAACATGTTCTAGTGAATATGTGTTTCAACTTAGGTGCAAATAGACTAGGCAAGTTTAGAAACATGCTAAAAGCATGTTCTTCACATGATTGGGAAGAAATGTCTAGACAAATGGAAGATTCACGATGGTACGGTCAGGTGGGAAGACGAAGTGTTGAACTACAAGAGATGGTACTAAATTGTGGGTAGTGTAAAATGTATTCGTCTGGATACAGGCGAAGTAATAATTGGTTTTGTTAAGAAACTGTGGAACGGAAATTACGAGATACGAGATGCTCAGAGATTGGTGGAAGAAATCAAAGACGGAAGAATGGAGGTCAACTTTGGACCTTTCATTCCCTATGCCAAAGAATACGACTTCATTATCAACAAGAAACTCGTACAAACGGTGTTTGAAGCAAAGCCCCAACTCGAAACTAATTTTAAAGTTGCGACAGGTAATAACAGAGTCAGAGGACAAAAATAGATAATGAAAGATATGACAAGTGAAATTCTGAAATCAGTTGTAGCACATGCTGATGGAATGATTGCAAAACACAAAACGAATGTGCTAGTTCAATGTAAGAACTCAGTAGGTGTTGCTGAACACGGCGACCATATTGAGACAATTCAAAAAGAAATGGAATCTATTGCACATTACGAAGATATAAAAGATGTCGTTAGAAAACATTTTACAGAATACGGCGATAAGTCCCTTTTAAACGAATAGTCTTTGTAGTATAATAACTACATGGATTTTTATACAAGCGTATGCCGTAGTCGTGACAAGATACATGTCATCGGTTATCAGAACGGCGAAAAGAAAAAACTGTCTGTATCATACAGACCAAATCATTATATTCTATCTAAGAAAGGTCAATCACCTTACAGAGCATTAGATGGCAGACCTCTAGAGGTTGTCAATCTTAACTCTATGGGTGGGGCAAGAAAGTTCAGAGAGAAGTATTCTGGCGTAGAGGGTTTCGAAGTACACGGTTACGATAGATACATCTACACTTATATTGCTGACAAATTTCAAGGTCATATTGAATACGACCCAAATCTAATTAAGATTGCGACACTTGATATTGAGTGTGAATCTGAGAATGGGTTTCCAGACCCAATGATTGCTCAAGAAAGAATCAATGCAATCACAATAAAACCATTCGGTAAAGAACCACAAGTCTTCGGCATCGGACCTTGGGACCATGAACAGAACTTAGTCTATCACGAATGTAAAAACGAATCAGACTTGATGATGAAGTTCGTCAAGTATTGGCGTAGTCAGTGGTTTGATATCATCACAGGTTGGAATGTAAACTCTTTTGATATTACATATATCTGTAATCGTATCGATAAACTATTCGGTGAAGATGAACATAGAAAGTTATCACCATGGGGTCTTGTAAACTGTAGAGAGTTTACATCTATGGGGTATCAGAAACAACAAGTCTACACACTAGAAGGCGTGAATGTCATTGACTACCTTGAACTATACAGAAACAGAACATTCGCTAACAGAGAATCATATACACTTGATTACATCTCACACTTTGAATTGGGTAAAAAGAAATTAGACTATTCAGAGTATGGGTCACTTCACACTTTATATAAGAACAACTATGCAAAATATCTTGAATACAATGTTCGAGATGTTGTTCTTGTAGAAGAACTAGAAGAGAAACTAGGTTTCTTAGACTTGACTCTTGCTATGTCTTACGATGCAAAATGTAATTACATCGATACATTCGGCATGGTGAAGTATTGGGAAACTATCATCTACAACTTCTTAAAAGAACAAAACATTCAGACACCCCCACAAAAACTAAAGACAGGTAATGATAAGAACAAACCTATTGTGGGTGCATATGTTAAAGAACCTATTGTTGGTGGTCACGATTGGGTCATGTCATTCGACTTGAATTCACTGTATCCACATTTGATTATGCAATACAACATTTCACCTGAGAAGATGGTCAAAGGTAATCGACAAGATGTGACTGTAGATAGAATGTTAAACAAACAATGTGACTTATCATATTGTAAACAAACTAACACCACTGTTGCACCAAACGGTGTTCTTTTCAGTAGAGATAAACAAGGCATGTTTCCTGAACTCATGCAAACTTTCTATGAAGATAGAAAACGATTCAAAGGTCAGATGATTGAGTATCAAAAAGAACAAGAGAAGTGTACTGACCCTAAGAGAAAGAAAGAACTTTCAAGACTTATTAGTAGAGCTCATAACAATCAACTTGTTAGAAAGATTGCATTGAACTCTGCTTATGGCGCTCTTGCGAATCAATACTTTGCATTCTTTAGTATTGACCTTGCAGAGGCGATTACAACAGCAGGTCAATTATCTATTCGTTGGGCAGAGAAAATCGTAAACGAATATCTAAATAAGATACTTAAAACAGATGAAGACTATGTGATTGCAATTGATACTGATTCAGTATACATTACAATGGATAAATTTGTTCAAGCAGTTATGCCAGATGAAACAGACAAAACTAAGATTGTAGAGTTTTTATCTAAAGTTGAGAAGACAATCGAAGATGTTTTAGAAAAAGGTTTTGAAGACCTTGCAGACTACACCAATGCATTCGAACAGAAGATGGAAATGGGTCGTGAAGTAATTGCAGACAAAGGTATCTGGACTGCAAAGAAAAGATACATTCTAAATGTTCATGACAACGAAGGTGTCAGACTTGCAGAACCTAAACTAAAGATTATGGGTATTGAAACTGCTAAGTCATCGACACCATTATGGGTTCGTAAAAGACTTGAAGAAGCATTGAAGATTGTTATGAGGGGTTCTGAAAAAGAACTATGGGAGTTCGTAGAAACTTCTCGTAAAGAGTTCAGAGAATTGCCTGTAGAAGATGTTTCTTTCCCTAGAGGTTGCAGAGGTCTAATTCAATATCAAGACCCAACAAACATATACTCAAAGGGAACACCCATACATGTACGAGGCGCTTTGTTATACAATCATATGTTAGTTAACAAGAACTTAGACATGAGATATGAAACTATTAAGAATGGTGATAAAGTTCTTTTCACATATCTTACTTTACCAAATACAATAAATGAGAATGTCATCGCATTCACTAACTCTTTACCAAGAGAGTTTGACTTACATAGATATGTTGATTATGACATGCAGTTCGATAAATCATTTATAGAACCTCTAAAAAACATTGTTCAATTAATCAATTGGAATGTTGAACCTGTAGCAAGTCTAGATACTTTTTTCGCATAAATAGATGTGTGAATAAAAAGAATAGAGAAGTTAGAACATGCCCTACAGTCAAAAGGTACTAGATAGATTTGAGGGTGTATTAAATGCACCAAAACAATTTTCAGTGGGTCGATTCGACCCTAAAGACCCTAATGTAGCAACAGGCATGGCAGGTGCACCTGCTTGTGGTGATGTCATGAAGTTGCAATTGAAACTAGATGAAGAAGAAAGAATCATTGATGTAAAATTTAAAACTTACGGATGTGGTTCTGCTATTGCATCGAGTTCAATGTTTGTAGATTTACTCAAAGGTAAAACAATAGAAGAGGCAAAACTTATCAGAGATAAAGATATTGCTGAAGTGTTAGAGTTGCCTCCGATAAAATTACATTGTTCAGTTCTCGCAGAAGAATCAATCAAGAAAGCATTAGAAGATTGGGAGAATAAAAATGTATGAGTATAAAGTATCAGTAGTAAAAGTCGTAGACGGAGACACCGTTGATGTAGATATCGACCTAGGGTTCGGTATGGTTTATAAAAAACAAAGAGTAAGGATGCTTGGCATCGATACTCCAGAATCTAGAACTAGAGATTTAACTGAAAAGAAATTCGGTAAAGCAAGTAAAAAACATTTAAAGAAATTATTAGAAGAAGCAGATTCAATCTCACTTGTATCGCATGACAAGGGTAAGTTCGGAAGAATCTTAGGTGAGTTATTCACTCATCACATCGAAGGTCATCCTGTCTTTGGGCATAAAGTAAATGTCAACGAACAAATGATTTTAGATTATCATGCAGTAAAATATACTGGTGGTAATAAAGAAGAGATTGAAGAAGGTCATATGAAGAATCGTGATAAATTAATTCAATTAGGACAAATAGAACTATGATAATCAGTGCTATAGATATTTTCTACATGTTTATGATTATCATAATTTTTGGATTCATTGTACATCTTGAAACTGAGATGAAGGTATTACTTACAATGATGAAAGAACATACAAGGTATAGAACACCTTTATGTGATAAAGAACTTGAAAACATAGAAAACCGACTAGACAAATTAGAAGATAAGTAGTAAACTAATACTAGTTTATGAAAATACATTATGAGAGGTGTGAATTATGTCGTTTATAAAAGACTTAGTTAAATCGTCTGGCAACGAATATGCAAATATCGTGGCAGATGGCGTCGCCGCTGGCGATGTAGATAATTTTGTAGATACAGGTAGTTATATCTTTAATGCATTATTATCAGGCTCATTATATGGTGGGCTACCAGCAAACAAAATCACTGCAATCGCAGGTGAGTCAGCAACAGGTAAAACTTTCTTCGCATTAGGAATGTGCAAACAATTCTTAGAAGATAATCCTGATTCTGCTGTAATCTATTTCGAATCCGAATCAGCAATCAGTAAACAAATGATTGAAGAAAGAGGAATCGATTCAAACAGAATGGTTATCGTGCCTGTGGTGACTGTTCAAGAATTCAGAAAACAGGCAATCAGTATTCTCGATAGATATCTTGAAACTCCTGAGGACGATAGACCTCCGATGATGTTTTGTTTAGACTCTCTTGGTATGTTATCAACTACTAAAGAGATTGAAGACACAGCAGCAGGTAAAGAGACAAGAGATATGACGAGAGCTCAAGTCGTAAAAGGTGCATTCAGAGTTTTAACTTTAAAACTTGGTCGTGCAAAAGTTCCGATGATAGTGACCAATCATACATACGATGTAATTGGTTCAATGTTCCCACAAAAAGAAATGGGTGGTGGTTCAGGTTTGAAGTATGCCGCCTCTTCAATTATCTATTTGTCAAAGAAAAAAGAAAAAGAGGGTACAGAAGTTATCGGAAATATTATACACTGTAAGAATGCCAAATCTAGATTGACTGTAGAAAACAGAATGGTCGATGTTAGATTGACATACGATGAGGGTCTCGACAGATATTATGGTCTATTAGACCTCGCATTGGCAAGTGGTGTCTTTAAGAAAGCATCAACAAGGGTTGAATTACCAAATGGCAAAACAGAGTTTGGTAAAACAATAAACAATAATCCAGAAAAGTTCTTTACAGAAGAAGTAATGCAAGAACTTGAAACAGTGTGTAATCAATATTTTAAATATGGAAACGAGAATAGAACAGACAATAATCAAGAATCTGATTCAGAGTGAAGAGTTTACACGGAAGGTCATTCCGTTCATCAAATCTGAGTATTTCGCCGATTCATCTGAAAGATTAGTCTACAGACTAACAAGAGATTACTTTGATAAGTATACAAAGAATCCAACAGTAGAAGCACTTCTCATAAATCTTGACAACGAAACATCTCAGTCAGAGAATGTTGTTCAAGAGGCAAAAAAACTACTGAATAATCTCAATACAGATGATACGCCATTCGATTGGTTAGTAGACGAAACAGAATCATGGTGCAAAGATAGAGCAATCTATATTGCAGTTATGGATTCTATTGAGGTTATCGATAAGAAATCTCAAAGGTCTACAGGTGAAATACCAGAGTTGTTGAAGGATGCCCTTTCCGTGTCTTTTGATTCTCACATAGGTCATGATGTATTAGAAGACGCTGATGATAGATTCGACTTCTACAATACAGAAGAAGAAAAGATACCTTTCGACTTAGAATACTTCAACAAGATTACAAAAGGTGGGTTGCCGAACAAGACTCTAAACATTTGTCTTGCAGGCACAGGTGTCGGTAAGTCATTGTTCATGTGTCATATGGCATCAAGCGCTTTGATGATGGGTAAGAATGTATTATACATCACACTTGAAATGGCAGAAGAAAGAATTGCAGAGAGAATCGATGCAAACATAATGAATATACCTATCAAAGAACTGCCGAGTGTCACAAAGAAAGATTATACAACTAAAGTCGAAAGACTTAAAAACAAAACAAAAGGTAAACTCATTGTAAAAGAATATCCAACTGCATCTGCTCATGTAGGGCATTTCAGACATCTATTACAAGAGTTAGATATTAAGAAAGACTTTCAACCAGATATTGTCTTTATTGACTATCTAAACATTTGTGCATCACATCGTATCAGACCAGGTGCAGGTGCAAACTCTTATACATTAGTTAAGAGTATTGCAGAAGAACTTAGAGGTCTTGCAGTCGAATATGATGTGCCAATGGTGAGTGCTACTCAGACAACAAGAAGTGGTTATGGTTCTACAGATATTGGACTCGAAGACACTTCTGAATCGTTTGGGTTGCCAGCAACTGCTGACTTGATGTTCGCATTGATTACAAGTGATGAACTAGAAGAGTTAGACCAACTCGTAGTCAAACAGTTAAAGAATAGATACAACGACCCTACAATCTTTAAAAGATTTGTAATCGGTATCGATAGGGCAAGAATGAAACTCTATGATTGTGAACAAGAAGCACAAGAAGAGTTGTTCGATGCAAATAGTAATGACGACACTCCTGTATTCGATAGAGTCAGAGGTGCAGAAAAATTTAGTGACTTCAAAGTATAATGGAACCATTTGTTCAAAAACAATTTGACGAGTATCAGGCAAACAGAACTGAGAAAGAAATATTATCTAAAGAAGAACTAAGACAAAAGATTATTACAGACCTGAATCTTGTTTGTAATATGAGTGTAGAAGAATATACACTCTATCAGAAATATCAAGAGATTCATATGAAGTATCCGACACAATCAGTTTCAACATTGTTCGGACAAGAAACACAATTAATCAATCAGGAACATGCGAAGTTAATCGATGAAACTAAAAACAATATATGGTTCCCAA